CACAGGAGCAACGTTTGAAGAAGTACTTCACTACGTATCTCCCTAAAGGAACAAAATCAGGACAATCACGAGTTCGTATCCTACCAACACCTGACGGTTCCTCACCTTTTAAAGAAGTATGGTTCCACGAAATCCAAGTTGATGGTAAGTGGGTTAAACTCTATGACCCAGGTAAGAACGATGGTGAACGTTCACCTTTGACTGAGGTATATGAGGAGTTGATTTCTACAGGTAAGGAGTCGGATAAAAAACTCGCAATGCAATACCGCCCTCGTAAGTTTTACATTGTTAAGGTTGTTGACCGTGACAATGAAGAGGACGGAGTTAAGTTTTGGAGATTTAAGGATAACTACAAACAAGAAGGTATTCTTGATAAAATCATCCCTATTTGGAGAGCAAAAGGTGATGTTACAGACGCAAACGAAGGACGAGACCTAATTGTTGAATTGTCTAAGTCTAAAACAAATTCAGGTATTGAGTACACAGTGGTTCAAACTATCATGTACGATGACCCATGTCCTTTGAGTGAAGACACGGACCAGATGAAAGAGTGGATGGAAGATGAGACGACATGGTCTGATGTATACGCACAACGACCTGTTGAATACTTGGAAGCTGTTGCTCGTGGTGAGACCCCTGTATGGGACTCTGAACTTAAGAAGTTTGTATATGGGGATGGAGATGAAACCGAGACAATCGGTGGTACAACGAAGAAAGAAACGGTTACTGAAACCGCAGAAGACCCACAGTCAAAGATGAAAGTTGACGAGGACCTTCCTTTCTAACAAACCAAAACAACAGATGGGAGGGGTAAAACCCTTCCATCTTTTTCATTACGAAAAGTTCGTAACGAAAAAAACGTAATACGAAAACAATGGCAATTAAGAAAAAATCATTTAATGACATAAAGAAGAAGTTTTCTTCTTCGGCAAAATTCAAACCACAAAGATTCTATGATTTGGGTACTGAATTTTTGGATGCAGTTGGAGTACCTGGTCCGGCTATGGGACATTTAAATATGTTCTTGGGTCACTCAGATACGGGTAAAACAACTGCACTTGTTAAGGCGGCGGTAGATGCACAGAAGAAAGGTATTCTTCCTGTGTTTATTATCACAGAACAAAAATGGTCTTTTGACCATGCAAAACTTATGGGTTTTGACTGTGAAGAAGTGGTGGATGAAGAAACCGGAGAATTGGATTGGGACGGTTTCTTTATTTTTAATAATGACTTTGAGTACATAGAACAAATTACTGACTACATTAACGAGTTGTTAGATGCCCAAGACAAGGGTGATTTGGAATATGACTTATTATTTTTGTGGGACTCTGTTGGTTCAGTACCGTGTAAGATGACTTATGATGGTAAAGGTGGTAAACAACACAACGCAGCAGTTCTTGCTGATAAAATTGGTATGGGTATTAATCAGAGAATCTCAGGTTCACGTAGGTCGGACTCTAAGTATGAAAATACTTTGGTCATCGTCAACCAACCATGGGTAGAGTTACCAGACAATCCATTTGGTCAACCCAAAATTAAGGCTAAAGGTGGTGAAGCGATTTGGTTAAACTCGTCCTTGGTTTTCTTATTTGGTAACCAAAAGAATGCGGGAACAACAAAGATTACTGCGGTAAAAGACAAAAGAAAAGTTAAGTTCGCAAGTAGAACCAAAGTATCGGTTATGAAAAACCACATCAACGGATTAGGATATGAAGACGGTAGGATACTTGTAACCGCTCACGGATTTTTAGCAGGTAAAGATTCTGCGGAAGAAAAAAAATCTATTGAACAATACAAGTTAGAACATTCTGAGTATTGGAAAGACATTATCGGTACGGGTAGTGACTACAAGTTAGAAGAAGAAAGTGTAACCATTTAAGTTTTATGGAGTGACTAAAACTTTATTAGTAGACGGGAATAACCTTTTCAAGATTGGTTATCATGGAGTACGGGAATATTACCACAAAGGTAATCACATAGGTGGTATATATCACTTTATGAACACTGTCCGTAGATTCATTGATGAATACAATTACGATAAGGTTATTGTTTTTTGGGATGGACACAACAACTCTATACAGAGAAAAAGAATATTTGCCGAGTATAAGGAAAATAGAAGATACAATCGTCTAAACGATATTCAAAAACAATCATTTGATTGGCAAATGGATAGAGTTAAACAATATCTTGAGGAGATGTTTATTCGTCAAGTAGAGGTAAATGATAATGAATCGGACGATATGATAGCGTATTATTGTCAGATTTCTGAAGATGAGACAAAAACTATATTCTCGGCGGATAAAGACTTAACCCAATTAATCTCTGAGACCGTACAAGTCTATTCACCGTCACAAAAACAAATGATTAAGTTCGGAGATAAGGTTAAGTTAAAAGATATCTCTATACCCCACCAAAACGTGAGTACGTTTAAGATTATCTCTGGTGATAAGTCAGATAACATTGATGGTATATATTATTTCGGTGAGAAGACATTTTCAAAACTTTTTCCTGAGATAGTTGACTCCGTGGTTTCTGTTGACGATATTTTACAAAAAGGTGAAAAACTACACGAGAATGATAAAGACAATAGAGCACTACAAAACTTGTTATCGGGAAAGACAAAGAGAGGGGTATATGGAGAAGAGTTTTATGTTATCAACAAACAACTCGTGGACCTTTCACAACCTTTGTTGACAGAAGAAGCAAGGGAACTCGTACAACTTTATTATAAAGAAGATATTGACCCTGAGGGAAGGGGATATCAGAATCTCATGAGAATGATGATGAACGATGGACTATTCAAATACTTACCTAAAACAGACAACGCATGGGTGTATTTCTTGACACCTTTTATGAAACTTACAAGAAAAGAAAAACGAAGATTTAAAAAAACAAAAAACTAATTAAAAACAAAAAACATGAGTAAAGAAAAGAATGAAATCACGAAGATGGAATTTTTGTTGACATTAAACGACAACATCATCGTACAAAGGTTCTACAACGTTAAGGGGTTTAACGAAGATGTTAAAAACAGTATTGATTTACACGAAACTGTTAGTGACATTTATGACAAAATCCACGAGGGGTTGAAGGCTAAGACGGTTTGGTATATGTTGGACAATCAGTATCAAATTATGACTGACCCTATGATACTTGAAACCTCTATGACTGAAGACGATGAGACGTTTAATATTTACATTAAACATAACGATAACATTATTTTTCATCGTGGATGGGACGGAAAAACATACCCACCAAAAGTCAGATATACCGTTGATGTGCGACCACACCTAAAGTACGTGTTGAAGTCGTTGACTGAGGTTTGCTCATCTGACAAATTGACATGCGAATATCAAGATTATACCTTCGCTTAAGCATATTTATTTAAACAACCTTTTAATAATTTCAATCAATATGTCAAAAGAAAAAAATTTTGGATACCTCGGCAATACATTTCAAATTCAATTACTTAATAACATCGTTCTTTATAAGGACTTTGCAACGTCCATTGTTGATGTAATCGAGCCAAAATACTTTGACAACCAGTACTTTAAGTTGATTATGCAAATTCTGAAGGAGTATTATGTAAAGTACGAACATACACCTTCATATAATACACTAGAACAACTTGTTAAATCTGAAGTGTCATCACCTATGGCACAGAAGATGGTGTTGGATATGATTGACCAAGTAAAGGAGGCACCTATAGAAGGGGAGACGTTTGTTCAAGAAAAGGCTTTAAAGTTTTGTAAACAACAAGAACTTCAAAAAGTTATGGGTAAAGCTCAAAAAATCATAGATAAAGGTGATTTTGAAAGTTACGACCACCTTGAAGAAATGGTTAGAGAAGCCCTACAAGTTGGTGAGGTAGACGCCGGAACCGCAGATGTATTCTCTAATTTAGATGACGTTTTGGAAGAAGACTTCCGTCACCCAATCCCTATGGGTATACCGGGTATTGATAACCTTTTAAAGGGTGGTATTGCTAAAGGTGAGTTGGGTGTTATTTTAGCACCTACCGGTGTGGGTAAATCTACACTACTCACAAAAATCGCGAACCACGCATTTAATCTCGGATATAACGTTCTTCAAATTTTCTTTGAGGACAACCCCAAAATTATCCAAAGAAAACACTTCACTTTGTGGACAGGTATTGCTCCCGATTTGTTGTCTATGCATAAGGACAAAGTCATTAGTAAAGTACAAGAAATTAAGGAGAACGCACCTAACAAACTTATCCTAAAAAAACTCCCTTCTGACACTTTGACAATGAATCAAATTAAGAATCAGATTCGTAAAATGATGGCGGAAGGTAATAAGATTGATATGGTCGTTTTGGACTATATTGATTGTATCGTACCTGATAAAAATTTGGGTGACGAGTGGAAAAGTGAAGGTTCGGTTATGAGAGGATTTGAATCAATGAACCACGAACTAAACATTGTCGGATGGACAGCCACACAAGGTAATAGAAGTTCTATTTCATCTGATGTCGTAACCACAGACCAAATGGGTGGTTCTATCAAGAAAGCGCAAGTAGGACACGTAATTATTTCTGTTGCTAAGTCACTACAACAGAAAGAAATGAACTTAGCAACTATCGCGATTACAAAGTCTCGTATTGGTAAGGATGGTGTTGTATTTGAAAACTGTAAGTTTGATAACGAAATGTTAGAAATTGATACAGAACAGAGTGTTACTTTCTTAGGGTTAGAAGAACAGAAAGAAGAGAGAAATAAAGAAAGAATTAAAGAACTCCTTGCAAAGAAAAAACAAAGGGAAAATAAATAATAAATCTTATATTTAATATGGAAAACTTAAATAATATGTTAGAAAAGGATATACGTTACGTAATT